ACCTGTGAGAGCAGAAGATTATCCTGAGTTTCAAGCTCCAACTGTTGAGAACGGAATACATGCAGGAGTTATAGGGGTTGGAGGATTAATTCTCGCTAAAGTTCCACTAGAGACAGTGGCGGAAAGGGGTGCTTATTTTAATGAGCAAGCCCGAACGCAAATGGAAGGTGTGGATCACAACTTTATGCGAGAAAGCGACCCTAAGATGCCGTTAAAAGGTGGAGACATCGATAGGTCATCTAAGGTCGAATTTGGTAGTAGGATTAATTCCGACGATGATTAACACTATATTTACAAAGGAGTAAATTATGGCAAATACAGATGCCCCTGATGGATTTACACCAGCTAAACACATGTATGGTGGTACAATTCGTGCTGCAAGAATGAGAATCGCGAGTGCCTACGGAACTGCTATTTATAGCGGTGACGTAGTGAAACTTAATAGTGGTTACATTGAACAAGCAGGCGCGAGTGATACCCCAGCAGGTGTTTTTTATGGTGTACAATATAATGCGTCTGACGGGACCCCTACGTTTTCTAAAGTATGGACAGCAAGTACGGCTACTCAAGGTAGTGATGACGCTATTGCTTATGTATACCGCGATCCAGCGATTATATATGAAGCACAATTTACTGCAGGAACCCCTGCGGTAAGTTTTATTGGCGGCAAGTACACTCTTTCAACGACAGCAGGTTCTTCAACGAACGGCAGATCGAAAGAGGGTGTAACAGCAACTACTTCGAGTGGGATAGCACTGTGTGTAGGCTTTAACTTAGACCCCAGTAATTCAATTGGGGCTAATGCTAGAGCTTATTTCACATTCCCGACTTCAGTGTTCGCAGTTTAAATTAAGGAGATAAATAATGGCAATTAACAGAGCACAACTCGTCAAAGAGTTAGTACCTGGATTACATGCGCTCTTTGGTTTGGAATACGAGCGTTATAACAGTGAGCATGAAGACATTTTTGACACAGAAAGTTCTGAAAGAGCTTTTGAGGAAGAAGTGATGTTAACTGGGTTTAGTGAGGCTCCCGTTAAGGGAGAAGGTGCACCCGTTGTCTATGATTTTGCACAGGAAGCGTGGACGGCTCGTTATACACATGATACAGTAGCTTTAGCTTTCTCGTTAACAGAAGAAGCAATCGAAGATAACCTCTACGATACACTTTCTTCTCGATACACGAAAGCCTTAGCACGTTCGATGCAACAAAGCAAGCAAGTTAAAGCGGCTAACGTTTTAAACAACGGCTTTAGTTCATCTTATGTTGGAGGAGACGGTAAGGCTCTTATGACCACCGATCACCCAACTGTAGGTAATGTAGACATGAAGAACGAGTTATCTACATCTGCTGATCTTAACGAAACTTCATTGGAACAAGCACTAATTGATATCAGTGCTTTTAAAGATGAAAGAGATCTTAAGATCAATGCGATGGCTAGGAAATTAATAATTCCAGCCGCGTTGCAATTTGTAGCTGACAGGCTCTTAGAAACACCAGGACGTGTCGGTACTGCCGATAACGATATTAATGCGATCCGTAACATGGGAATGGTCTCAGAAGGATACGCAGTAAATCATTATCTGACAGATACTGATGCATGGTTCGTCAAAACTGACGTACCTAATGGTCTGAAGCATTTTGTTCGTACCCCTGTATCCACAAACATGGAAGGTGACTTTGAAACTGGAAATGTTAGATACAAGGCGAGAGAACGTTATAGCTTTGGTTGGAGCGACTGGAGAGGCATATTTGGCTCGCCAGGAGCGTAACGAATTCGGGGAGGGGTTTACTCCTCCCCTTATTTTGATTTTTTAACCCGAGATAATTTGTTACATCAACTGACTCGGCAGACGTACTCCAAGATGATGTAGCGGTTTTAGTTAGGAGGAAACGATGGCTAAATCAACTTTTTCAGGTCCAGTAAGATCCCTTGCTGGGTTTATCAATGCAGGATATAACTCCGTAGTGAGTCTAACTGCTAATACAACAATTACAGTGGCTTCACATGCAGGCAGACCGCTTTTATGTAATGATGCAGATGGAGTGTTTACACTTCCAAGCATTGTGGTGACAGAACCCGCTGATAAAACAGATCCAAATCAACTGGCTAATCTAGGTGCCCAATTCACTTTTATAGTAGTAACGGCTGCTACAGATATGGACATTACAACTGATGGTACAGATAAGTTTGTTGGTGGATCATATACTGGTATTGATGACAGTGCGGCGGGTAAGAGCTTTATTTCTGGTGCATCTAATGATACGTTTACGCAAAACGGTACCACTAAAGGTGGGTTAGTAGGAAGTATTGTAGTCTTTACCGCAATGGCAAGTGCTAAATACCATGTGGCAGGACAGTTATTAGGTTCAGGAACATTAGTAACACCATTTGCTGACGCTTAATAGGAGGTAAACTATGGCTAATACAGTCACAGGTCCTACTAATCAATTAGATGGTGAGAAAACTTTAATTGTTTACTGTTCAGTTTATTCAGACGGTAATGCAAGTAGCACCACGTTGGTTGATGTTTCTGGTTTGAACACATCAACGTTAAATGGTGAGTCTTGCGCTCATGTATCTTTAAATAAGATATGGTACAGTGTAAGTGATGTTGGTGCTGCACCTGCCTCTTTAGATTGGGATGCAACTACTGACGTAACTTTTTTAACATTGGGTTATGATAATTCTTTTGACTTTAGTACATTTGGAGGATTAAAGAATACAGCAGCATCAGGTTATACAGGGGATGTACTTTTTGTTATTCCCTCTACGGCTGATGCAGGAAATGAATACACTGTTTGGTGTGAGTTTTTAAAGTATTACGAAGCCCCAGGATCGTAAACAATGGCGACCTCAGGGACTCGCACATTTAGTTTAAATGTAGCGACCGCAATAGAAGAAGCATACGAACTTGCGGGTTTAGAAGCCCGCACGTCGTATGACGCAGTTACGGCAAGACGTTCGTTAAATATTATGTTTGCGGACTGGTCTAACCGTGGCGTCCAAATGTGGGAAGTTGCAAAGGTAACTACTACATTAACGGAAGGAACTAGCGAATACAGTATCAATACTTATGATATAGATATTTTGGATGCTTATATTCAAAAGAGTGTGGGCGGTACACTTACTGATTATCCACTTACCCGTGTTGATAGAAATGAATTTATTGGAATTCCAACAAAGAGCATTAAGGCTCGTCCCACGGAATATTGGTTAGAGCGACTTTTAACCCCTGTGATTCATCTTTATCCTACGCCCGAGAACTCAACGGATAAACTCATTTACTATGCTTGGACAAGAATTGAAGATGCTTCGGCATCAGTTAATGATTTTGATTTACCCAGTCGATTTATTCCTCCATTAGTTTCGGGATTAGCTTATTATTTATGTCTTAAGAAGAATACGCAAAAACTTCCGATTTTACAACAGCAATATGAAAAGGACTTAATTAATGCATTGCGTTACGATGAAGATCGGTCTGTGGTGCATTTAGTTCCTAGAAGGGAGTATATTTAATGGCGTATGCCTCAGGAAAATATGCTTTAGCAGTTTGTGACACATGTAGTTGGGCATATCCCTATCGAGTTATGCGTATGAGTTGGAAGGGTAATAAAGTATGCCCTGAATGTTACGAACCTAAAAATCCACAGATTGATCCTGTTTCTGTTGGAGCTGATGCAGAAGCCTTATACCAACCTCGTCCTGAAGTTCCCCTTCCTCAATCTCAATTAGGAAAAGTTACTACAGTTGATCCGTCAGAAGCGGTGATCGATGCAACAGGAACGAATATGATGACGTTTACGGACGACCCCATAGGCACTATGTTTAGTGGAGAAGAAGGAACAGGTGAGGTAGGCGACTTAACAGTGAGTACAGACTAATGGCAGGATTTACTTATAGCGGCTTAAAGACAGCAGTTCAGAATTATTTAGATAATGATGAAACTACTTTTACTAGCACCTTAGATACATTTATACAACAAACAGAAGAACGGATTCTTAAATCCGTACAATTGCCTGTATTTCGAAAGAATTCAACGGGTTCAGGAACCTCGGGAAATACCTATTTGGCTACACCAAGTGATTATTTATCCCCGTACAGCTTAGCGGTTGTAGACAGCGATAGTAACTACACTTATTTATTACTGAAGCATGTAACCTGGATTCGAGATTATACCCCAGCAGTAGCCACAACTGGGGAACCCCTTTACTATGCTCAGTTTGATGATGATACGTTTATATTGGCACCTACGCCAAATAGTAATTTTACTTTTGAATTACATTATTTTTATAGACCCGCCTCATTGACGGCAGCTGGGGATAGCGGTACTACCTGGCTTTCAACCAATGCTTCTAATGCAATGTTGTATGGCTGTTTAGTGGAAGGAACAATTTTTATGAAATCTGCTCCTGATGAAATTATGGTGTATGAACAAAAATTTAAAGAAGCTCTTGCAACGCTGAAAGCACTAGGGGAATCGAAAGACGTACGGGATGAGTCTCGATACGATAATGTAAGGATGGCACCACAATAATGTTAAAAGAACCTATACCAGAATTAGAAGGCAAGAATATTGCGATTATTGCTATGGGGAATAGTCAATTAGATTATCACAAAATGGTAACACACAGCAAAAAATTTGATGAGGTTTGGGCAATTAATGCCATGATAGGTGTGTTAAAAAGAATAGACCGAGCTTTTGTGTTGGATCCCGTTAGTCGCTTTTTTGATACAGGTGACGCAGGCAATATGACAGTTATGATGAGGGAGACTTTACCTGTTGCTGATTATCCTATTTATACCTGTGAATTAGATAAGCGTGTAAAATCCTTAGAAGAATACCCAATAAAAGAAGTAGTCACAGATTTAGACTGCGGATACTTTAATAATACAATTTCATATGCAATTGCTTTCGCCCTATGGAATAAAGTAAGTGGGGTTAGTATGTTTGGTGCTGATTTTACTTATAAGGGTAATCTCTATTTTGCGGAACAAGGACGTGGTTGTTGTGAGTTTTGGTTGGCAAAATGTATAGATGCAGGTATTATTGTCCAAGTAGCTTTAACGTCGGGACTTTTAGACGCTGACGTACCGATTCAAGAAAAATTGTATGGGTATCATCGACTAGAAGATCCATATGTAACGTATATGGAAAAGGATGAATTAAAAATTTGTAAATGGTCAGAAGTTGAAAAACAACAAGCTATCCCTATAGGACTTGTTGGAAGACACGACGGACAAATACAAGAAGGAATTGTGGAGCCTAAGAAATACTAATGTTTTCACTTAACTCAGAAACAGAAGTTGGAACTCTTGGGGTCACCACAACCGATCACAGAGGGCACACGATAGAGGAAATTGCGGAAATGGCAATTAATAAAATAATTTCTATCAGTAAAACAGCTCCTGCACCCATAAGGGAACAAGCTCATGTTTTTAAAGAAACATGCAAAAAGGTGATTACATATTATATGCAAGAAGCGGTGAATAACCACATGTGTACAATAGGTAATCAATTAGAGA